CCGCAATCATGGAACATCATGGCTGATACATTCATCGGACTTGGACTCGACTACCGCGAGTTTGTGAACGGCGCGAACGCGGCGACCGGAGAGGTCGTCAAGAACGCGCAGGCCAGCTTCAACAGGCTCGCCCAGAACGCTTCCCGCATGTACGGCTACGGGTATGGCCGCCCGATCGCCGTGGGCAGCCGGCTGGCGCACGGACTCGCCGGACCAGTGTTCGCGCCCGCGTTGGCCGCCACCGCCGCCGTGGTCGGCGCGATGGCCATTGCCCGCCGGTCCGCTGCGCTGACCGGCAAGGCGATCTCCAAGGAATTCAATCTTGCCGCCGTGCTGAACCGCAACCTCGCGCCAGTCAAAGCAGCGTGGGCCAAGACCACTGCTCCATTCAAAGTGCCGATTCATGAAGCGTGGGGTAAAAGAACCGTCCCAATCCCCGACGAGTTGACCAAGAACACTTCTGTTGCGCGGTTGGCGCTGGCCGGTGCCGCTCAAAAAATGAGAGGCAAGATTGGCAAGTTGACCGATCCCCAAGGCGTCCTGCAGTTAAAACAACTGTCCAAGGCTCTGGCCGATGCCCAAACGGCATACGAAAAGTCGCTGTCACCGCTCAAGAAATATGCGGCGGAACATCATGCCGCCCAAACCAAAATCGAGGCAATTCAGAAATTGCGAGCCGAAGTGCAGGAACGGAAAGAATTGGTGCGGCTATCGAAGGCATCGCTAACTGCCTTCGACAAGAATGCTGGAAAGAGTTGGCTCGGAGATATGTCACGGCGACTTGTGCTCAGTAAAGATGTGCAGAGCGAGCAAGCCAAGTTGATGCTGGCGCAGTTCAAGCTTCGACAACTCACTGGTGGCACAACCGGCGGGACGCTGACGGCCTTAAAAAGCACCATCCAGAAATCGAAAGCGGCCATGTGGGGCATGGGATTGTCGCCAGAAGTTACCGCCGCGAGAACCAGAGTTGATGACGCCAAACGCGCGCTCATCAGTCGCGCCCAGGAATTGCGCAAGACCAAGTTCACACCCGCCGCCGCCCGGTCGCAACTCGCGCCACTCGTGGCCGGGTTGAAGGCGGCGCAAGCGGCGGAGGTCGCCGCGTCAGCGATGAATCCGTGGTTGGTATTCGCCAATGTCGTCCTGTCCGTTCTCGGCGCCGCATTCCGCATCGTTGGCACGATCATCCGGGGAGTCTGGGCGATTGCCAAGACTTTCTTGCGCGGCATGTGGAATCTGGTGACATCACTGACCCGGGCCGTCATATTGCTCGGCACCGCCATCGGCGCGGCCTTGGCCGGCGGTATGATGTTCGCCGTGGAACGGATCAAGGAAATTAACTCGTTGTCCCGCGAGACCGGGTTTGCCGCTGCCGACATCTATCTGTTGGAAAAGGCGCTCTTCCGCACTGGCCTGTCCGCGCAGTCCACCGCCAATCTGATGGCCAAGATGCGGGAGTCAATGATATTTGGGGTAGAGCCACAACTGATTCAGAATCTCGGCTTGAACCTCGACGCCCTGCGCAAGCTGCCGGTCACGGAACAATTTGCCAAGCTCGCGGACACCATCAACCGGATCGAGAACCCGATTGTGCGCGCGAAGGTGGCCACACAGTTGCTCGGCGCGGAAGGCGCAAAAGCCGTGGCGAATTTCCAGAAGGGCGACATGGACCTTGCCAAGAAGATGTTCGGTGGCACTACCGAAGCCGTGGCGAAAACCGAAGCAGCCGTGGCGATGGCGCATGATAACTGGACCATGATCAAGAACGGCGTCACCGCGTTCTTCGACCGGATTGTAGCCCGTCTCGGACCGGTCCTCGAAAATCTTTCCGCGTGGTTCGTGGACGTGCTCATCCCCAAGGCGCAGGAATGGGCGGACCAGATTGGGAATACTCTGTCCGACATCATCAAAACCGTGGCCGGAGTTGTGGAAGGCGTTAAGCTCAACGTCGGCGGCAAAGAAAAGACGTATGGCATCAAGGAAGTTCTGATTCTTAGTTTTACGGTCGCCACGCAGCAGTTTGCCGACCTGATGATTCAGGTGATCAAGTTTTCGGGGATGCTGCTGTGGGAAACCCTCAAAATGGCTTTTGCCTTTATCGGGCAACCTGCCGTTGTTGATGCTTTAACCTCGCTGTTCCGAGCGGCCGGCGATGCCCTATTGGGCGCGTTCCATGTGGCTTTGGATTTCCTGACCAACCCTACAACGTGGCTCGGACTAACGGAAGTCTGGTTGGGTTGGGAAACGAAGTTAACCGCGGCGCAGATTGATGGTTTACAATTCTACATGAATCTGGTCAAGGACAGCTGGGGCTATTTGTTCCTGTGGTTAAAGGATAATTTCCTGAGTCTGGCGGAAACATTTGTGACCGGGATCATCCGCGCCATTCCCGCGCTTGCCAAGGCCCTCAATTTTCTCACCAATCCCATCGGAAATATTCAAAGCGCCGTGGCCGGTTTTATTGGTGAGGCCATTGCCGCCATTGGTCGGGATGTGAAAAATGGATCGTCGGGCACAACTTGGGAGGATTACCGGAAGAATAGCAAACCGATTCAGTTGATAGACACCGCGCCGATGCGCCGCGCCGGCGATGCACTGCTAAAAGCCGGGGGCGACAAATTATTGTCGGCGTGGAATAGCGCCAAGGGTGCCGGGTCAGCAGATTTCAGTGCGGCCAAGGCCGCAGTCATTGCAGCGGTGGATGCACTCAAGTCGTTGGATTTCTCCGCCTGGGAAGAGTTGGCCAGGAGGATTCCTGAGCTTTGGACGGAATCGGCGGTCACCGTGTTTAGTGATGGGAAAGTATTGGCCGAGTTGTTGGCCGTTCTTGCCGCCGCCAAAAAACAAGGAACATGGGATTCTAAGGCGGGCGCCAAGCCCGGCGTTGGCGGGGACATCAATTCCGGCCAAGTCTTTACCCGGTTTGATGAATACCGGCGGGTGGGTGGCGGCATGGCCGGGGCCGCGCAAGGGTCGTACATCCAGATCGGCCAACGCCAATTGTCCGTGCAGGAACGGATGGAAGGGCATCTGGGGAAGATGGCCCAATACTTCATCCGCACCGGCAAGAAGACGACGGCCACGGCAGGCGACCTGTTGTACTCCGGTGGATAAGCCATGCCGATATTCAAAGCCAATAATCTGCCCGTCCTGATCGAGCAACCGGAATCCGGCGAGTGCGAATTTCAGGCCGATGGCCAACTATTAATCACGCGGGTCTTCAAAACCCTCAACTACGAAAATGCGTACAACGATGCCCCGCGCCCTGGCGACCCCGACCCGCACGGTCTGACGGCCCGATGTTTCGATACGAAGATAGAACGGATTGCGGCCGGGCTGGATGCAGCCGGCAACGAAGTGCCTGCGTGGTGCAAGATCACGTCGCAATATCTCGGCTACCTCTACATGCCACCGGCCCGGGTGGAACTGATTTCCGCGCGCATGGACCGGCCCATCGAGCAACACCCGGATTTTAATGACACCAGCAAGTTCGGCAGATACGCCGGCGATCCGGGAGATGCCCCCATCACCAAGATGCGGGAATGGAGCCAGATGGGCGGATGGAGTTTCAAACAGTTCTATGTCACGGACTCGACACAATGGGCGGCCAAACCCCCGACCAAACCCAACGAGCCGGGCGACTGGATTCAGTGCAATGTATCCGGCAAATTTAGGGGAATAGATTCTTACATGGTCCCGACGTGGCATTGGCGCGTGACGGATTATCTTTTGCTCCCCGATAGCCCAAACCGGCTGTTCAAACTGGATACGCCGCCATCGGTTCTCATCTGGGATACTTACGTTTCCCCACCCGGGACCGGTAACAACAAGTACCTCAAGGTGCAACATGATGTGGTGAACATCCTCAAAGGCCGGGCCGTACTGTGGGAGCGGACCCGGTCGTGGCTGTATTTCGATGTGGGTTGGATGCCGGAGATCTACGGTTGAACCTGTTCAATAATCTTCTGCTGGCAGAAATTGGCAAGCAAGCCGCGTTCGCTCGATGGGTGCGCAAGTTGGTCGGCCACCTGAACAGCTTGGTGCTGACCGTTGAACCGCCGCTGTACCTGCGGGACGATGGGCCGCATGGCAAGCATTTGAGCATTAGACTGAGTTCGACACCGCCACCGGAAATGCCGGTGATTAAGCACCCGTTCCAGATTTACCAATACACGCCCGATCCGGAAAACCCGCAAGTCTCCGATTGGCGAACCGTGCGGGTAAACGAGGGCTACCTGAACGCGAATAAGGGCTGGTCGAGCTTGAACTTTGACACATCTTATGTCCTCAATGCATCAACGACCTATCACTTCTGGCTGGAGGTCACCCTCAATACGAGCGGCGATTACATCGGTTGGCCATCTGACGTAAAGGTTGATCGTGGAACCGAGGGCTGGACGAATTACCCTGACCAGCCGTTGGGGAATTCTGAGACTGGTGCGCCGCCGAGCAAATACTACATCGAGGTGGCTACCGTTACGACGAGTAACGATACGAACAAAGTGCTGACGATCACGCCGGTTGAGTATGGCAACAAACGGGTGGAGATGGGTGTTGTCGGATGGAGCGTGAACACGGCCAATTTGTGGTGTCTTGTGCGCCGAATGGTCCATTGGAGCACCGATGCCTGTTGACCTTACCATTCTGACAATCAGCGGCTGGACGGGCGGAGAGACTGCGCCGTACCCGCCGCCGATGTTTCCTCGCCTCTTGTCAGGGCGTTATGGTGGCTTATCCAGGAACTACCCGATGTGTCCACGCTCGCAACTCTGGTACGGGCCGGCATTCCCTGAGCTTCCTTGCAAGATTGAGGTGTTAAATGATGAAGATCTTGTCAAGGAATGGGTGATATGGCGAGAAAACGCCGGGCATTGGCAATATGTGAAAGACATAATTGTTGAGATTCCAACAGCACCTCAATTCTGCCCAAATAATGGGACAGTTGAGGGGATTGGCTCATGGTCGGGCACTCTCATAGACAGTCTTTACGGTGTGGAAACTGAGATCGGTAATGCAAGCGGTACCTTTGGCCTGAAGCATATCTGTCAACGAGAAACAATCAGTGAAGGGACTTGGGCCTGGATGGAGCTATATTTGACGATGAAGGTCAACGAGTCTGATGGCAACGGGATAGGATCAGAACGGGGGTTCAATTTTGATCCACTTATTTTGCAGGGATATGAACAATTTAATTATTCAGGCCATGAGACGCTTAGCTATGCAACAACTGGTTCGGAGGACCCAGACTTTTATCCTTTTCCCTTCAGTCCTGGTCCCGGTCCTTTATCATGGTTCTTCGGCAGCACAGTTCAATCTCCAAACATCACGATAAAGATTCAACTCGATACATCGCTTTGGCCGATATGAGGTTGACCGCCGCGCTGGAACAGGCGCAAGCGGCCTCAGCAGCGGCCGGCGCGGTGGGCGGCCTTGTTGCGGAGGATAATTGACACTAACCGATAGATTGAGATGAATTTCGATTACCATTACGACCTGATCATCAATCTCGCCGGCGGGCCAACCGGGGCGCTTTTGAAATCCACAACCAGCCTGGCCGCGGGCCCCAAGCCGGTCTGGAAGCAGAACGATAATTTCAATCTCCGGCTGTGGTTCGTCACCCCCGGCGCCACCCTGGCGGACCCGCCCATTCTGACGCCGCTTGATGACGATGCTGTGATCGCGCTCGGGGCGAGGCCGAAGAGCAACTTGGAAGACGATGGGCTGTTGTTCTTTGTCACGGACTTCACACCGATCATGGAAGGGTCGCCGCCCACGGTAACGCACTACGAAAAGTTTTTGAACCTGAACACCACGGCGCTCAATACCGCCTTGCAGGGCAAGTCCAAGCTGGAAGTCGTCGTTGATTTGGAGATCCGGAACGCGGACGACACCCAACGCATCACCATTCCGCAGTTTGATGCCACAATTCTCCGCGACATCTACCGCGGCACCGAAGGCGTCCCAATTGAAGGAAATCCCGTTTACCCGGTCCCGTCAGCGATTGAGCTTGTCGCGCGCAAAGGGCAGCCCAATGGCTACGCGCCACTCGATGACAACGGCTTGGTGCCGGCGGAACATCTCATCCTGCCGTCCGCGCTGATAATCAAACTCACCCTCACCGACAACGAAACTTTGACATTGCCGGAAGGATTGACGGATGGCCAAGTGGTGCGATGGTGGATTACGCAGGGCGGCGACGGCGGCTACACGCTCACCCCATCCGAGGATTTCATCCTGCCCAACGGCATCACCGAGCTGACCCTCTCCACAACGCCAGGCTCATGCGACCTGCTCATCGGGGAATATCATGCCGACTCTGGCAAGATGTACCTCACCGGCCTGATCCTCTACACCGCCAACTAAGGGGTGCTCCAAATGGCTATCAACAAAGCAACAGTCATCACTTACGACGATCAAGACCAAGACCAAGTCGCAGCCCTTGCTGCCTTGGTTAGCGCAGGGGCAGTTAACAATGGACACGGTATTGCTTCCGGGGACGAGACTTATTACACAGCCGGCATCCTCGACGTCTACGGTAACCAAAACGCCACCGGCATCCTCGACGCCAATGGTGAACATAAAGCCGCCGGCATTATAGATTCCGGCGGAGTTTATAAGTCCACTGGCATCCTCGACGTCAACGGCGACTACTACGGCGTCGGCATCATCGACTCCAACGGCTACTACAACGCCACCGGCATCCTCGACGCCAATGGTGAACGTAACGCCACCGGCATCCTCGACGTCAACGGCGACTACTACTACGCCGGCATCATCGATGGATACGGCGACTACAACCACCACGGCATCGTTACCTCATTCGGTGACCGCTACGACGACGGCATCCTCTGGGACTCTGATGGCAATGGATGGATGGTAAGGGAGGCCACCGGCATCCTCGACCTCAACGGAGACTACAACGCCACCGGCATCCTCGACCTCAACAGTAACTTCAATTCCACCGGCATCCTCGACCTCAACAGTAACTTCAATTCCAGCGGCATCCTCGACTCCAACGGCTACCGCTACAGCCGCGGCATCTTCGACGTCAACGGCAACGTCAATACCACCGGCATCCTCGACGTCAACGGCGACTACTACTACGCCGGCATCCTCGACTCCAACGGCGACTACTACGGCAGCGGCACCATCGATGTCAACGGTAACTTCAATCCCAACGGCATCCTCGACGGATATGGCAATCACTATGATACGGGCATCCTCGACTCCAACGGCTACCGCTACAGCCGCGGCATCCTCGACGCCAATGGTGAACGTAACGCCACCGGCATCCTCGACGCCAATGGTGAACGTAACGCCACCGGCATCCTCGACTCCAACGGCGACTACTACTACGCCGGCATCATCGATGGATACGGCGACTACAACCACCACGGCATCGTTACCTCATTCGGTGACCGCTACGACGACGGCATCCTCTGGGACTCTGATGGCAATGGATGGATGGTAAGGGAGGCCACCGGCATCCTCGACCTCAACGGAGACTACAACGCCACCGGCATCCTCGACCTCAACAGTAACTTCAATTCCACCGGCATCCTCGACCTCAACAGTAACTTCAATTCCAGCGGCATCCTCGACTCCAACGGCTACCGCTACAGCCGCGGCATCTTCGACGTCAACGGCAACGTCAATACCACCGGCATCCTCGACGTCAACGGCGACTACTACTACGCCGGCATCCTCGACTCCAACGGCGACTACTACGGCAGCGGCACCATCGATGTCAACGGTAACTTCAATCCCAACGGCATCCTCGACGGATATGGCAATCACTATGATACGGGCATCCTCGACTCCAACGGCGACTGCCGCGCCGCTGGCATCTTCGATGGGACGACTTGGTACGCTTCTGGTGGCTTGAGTAACTCCGGGAATTACGGAGCCACCGGTGGTTTACTTGATGGCGATTGGATTCCTGATGGAGCGTTGAGAACTGGTGTATGGGACACCGCCGCCGCAGTTTGGGATGGCTCAAATTGGCAGTATGGTGGTATCGTTTATGGTTCGACTGAAATCGGGCTAGGGACTTACGCCGCTACCGGCATCCTCGACGTCAACGGCGACTACTACGGCAGCGGCACCATCGATGTCAACGGTAACTTCAATCCCAACGGCATCCTCGACGTCAACGGCGACTACTACGCCACCGGCATCCTCGACCCCAGCGGTAACTTCAATTCCAGCGGCATCCTCGACGTCAACGGCGGCTACTACGCCACCGGCATCCTTGACCTCAGCGGTAATTTCAATACCAGCGGCATCCTCGACTTCGGCGGCACCTACTACGGCGTCGGCATCATCGATTCCAACGGCTACCGCTATAGCCTCGGCATCATGGACGCCAACGGCAACTACAACGCCACAGGCACCCTAGACGTTTTTGGAAATTACATTCCGCTGCGAGACGGGTTCGGCGGCGGGGTGTTCACGTTATAACTGAACCCAAACAAAAGAAAGGCAGGTAAACAAAATGGCATTCACAAAAATCGAAAAAGTAGCGGCAGGCGTTCTCCGTGTCACTCGCAAGGTCCCGGTTCGTGGCGCTGACGGCAAGACCGTTGAGGTCGAAGTCTCCGGTATCATGACCGAGGAACAAGTGAAGGCGCGGGTCGCGCAGGTCTCTGCGCAAACGACCGAAGCGCAAGCCGAACTCAACCAACTGCAAGAAGCGTTGAAGGCACCATAACAATCAATGATTGAATGCACCATGACACCCGAAGCCAAAGCCGCGATGGAAAAAAAGGTCAAGGCGGTGTTTACCGACGACCAGGTGATTGCTCTCGACTACGTTGCCAAAAGTGCGGCGATGGAAGTCGTGGAGCTTCACACGCAGGAATGCCCGTTCAAAATCGAGGTTCAAAAGGGTATCACCCGTTATGCCCTGATCGGCCTCGCAACAATCGGGTCAATGCTCATCGCGCTGGGCGCAATCCTGTACGGCTGGTGGAAGGCAAAGAATGGCGAAATTTGCCAATGAAGCAACTCCTGAAAGTCTTCTGGCCGGTATTCGTCATTTATGCCATAGTCGGTGTCCTAATCTGGGTTATTTGCGGTTGTGCAAGCACAACATTAAACCCATTGGTAGGGCAATCGAGTGTGATAGCGGATGCGGATGGCCATGTTGCGCGGGCGCAAGACAATATTCACGTCGCGCAAAAGGAAAAGGTCGCGGCTACGGCAGTGCCATTGGCAGTTGCTGACTCGGAACTGACGCAGGCACGGGAAAAACTACTGCTCGCAAAAGGTGGAAATGCGGCAGCGGAGAAGCAAATCGCCAAACTCCAAAAAGAACTGGCCGACTACAAAGACTCCATGCTCACCAAAGTACGAAAGGTATTATGGTTGACGGCGGCCGGATTGGCAGTAACCGCTCTCGGCTGGCTGGCCGTGGCGTACTTTACGGGAATGATTGGAGCGGTGAGGATCGCCATTGGCTTCTTTGCGTCGGCAGCAATTACCGCGTGCGCGGCATATTGGCTCAAAATGATACTTATCATCACCGGCATTGCCATTGTCATCGGCGCGGCGGTCTACGCCGCTTTCAGACTGTTCAAGCATCAACCGTAGGGAAATGAGCGAGCGTCACCAGCGGCCGCGCTTGGCTCGCTGTCGGGAGTCTCTGGCGCTGGTGACGGGTCGTTCATCGTGCCCGGGATTGGCGTCAAGAAGGATGTTCCGAAAGCTGTTTGATCTCTGTTTCGAGTTCATGAATGCGCGTCTGATTGTGCATGAGCTTGGCCAAGTCGAGTTTCGCAGTTAAGATTTCCAACTTGGTAGGTGGTTTCGATGGAGGCGACGCCGGGTGTTGTGCCGCTTTTTTCTCCGCTGGTCGGTTGGGACGGTAGTTCCCGTTCCGAATCGCCTTGGCCAGAAAATCTGTGAACTTTGCCGGGGCAAACAGCGTCCGGGCATTGAAGTTCTCCCGCCAAAGTTTGTTGTCTGCGCCGAGCTTCCAAACGTAGTCCACCACGCCGAGACAGGCGGACTCCGCCTCGGCCAGGGAATAGGGCGGGCTGGCGTCTTGTAGCACCGCCAGCGCATCGCAAACGCACAGCACCTGTTCGGGTGTCACCGGCAAGGAAACGCCCTGCTTGGTCATCATAGCGCGCAGGACGCGGTTAGCCGCGTCCGCGGTCGGTTTGTGAATCCGCAGCAGTTCCGGTACGGGCTGTTTTGGACGCGGCGTGACCAGTTCCGGGTCCTCCCCCACACCCCCTCCTATAGAACCAGAACCATTAACCAGAGCATTGCTAATTTCTTTTGTATGATTTTGCCATCGCTTTGCTGCTCCCTTCCTGCCAACCTCGGCGCGTATCTTACTGGTATGCAGCTCTCTAGATAGACGACGGCAGATCAGGGTTAGCGTTGAGTTTGCCATATCGTTTGCCATCCAGTCGGCTTCTGGCAAATTTTTTCTTGCCATTTCCTCGCGCCATTCCAAAATCGGTTTGCCGTCCAACAAGACAATCGCCGTGTTGGTTTCGGCCAAGTCGAAAGCGGCCTGAACGATCTCGATGGATGACGCCCGAAGCAGATGCGTCAGGCGTTCAAGCTTGCCACAGATGCGGTCGGTACCGGCGGTCAGCATCCGGCCATAGGCATCATGCCAGATGCCGCGAGTGGCCGGCCGGCATTGCGCCACCGCTTCATCCTTAAACCAGTCACCCCAATTATATTTTGTCCAATGCTCTTTGCGTCGGTTCATGCTGCCTGTTCTCCTTGGTCGCCCTTGTGTCGGAAATTCCGCACCGCAATCAGTTTCTCAGTCATCCGTTTGATCTGCGAATCCTGTTGGCGGTCCCAGTGGGTGATTTCCTCGATGCTGGCCGCTTCCGTCGCGCAATAGCCTTGCGCTTTCAACCCGATCACCCGCCAGCCCAATTCCTCCACCGCCGCCGTCACCCTCCGCCGGGTGGACTCGTTGAACTCGCCCCAACCGAGCGCCGCCACCAATTCCCGAGCCTTCGTCCACCGCTGCCCGACCGCCGCGAACTGCCGCAACGTCCGCAACACGTCCCGGCCATCGGCCTCCACGTCATGCTGCCGGGCCGGCACCGTCGTGACCGCCCGCCGCTGACGAAACAACGGTAACTCGCTTGCCGGGGCAATGGTCATTTTGTCATTCATGGGAGACCCTCCAAAAAGTCTATCACGTCAGTCACGCCACGAGCCACGATGTAGTTGCCAAACACCCGCTCGACCTCCTGCCGAAACGCCAACTGCGCCGGCCGCAGCTTGTCTTTGCCGGCCTTGACCTCGATCAGGATGTACCGTTGGCCCTTCACGGCAACCAAATCCGGCGCACCTGGCGAACCGGTCCGGTAGAAGTCGCCTTTGCTGTTGCGGGCGGCAGTGCTGCCGACCTTGAACGTCATCCACCCGTCAGTCGCCAGCACTTCCCGGATAGCCTTCGTGAGCGATTGGGCCGGCGTCATAGCAGCTCTCCCGTTTCTGGAACACGGATGGGACGACGCGAGGGCGCGAAGCTCGACCAGTCGGGTTTCCCGTTGCAGAATCGGATCATGCCCGCGGTGACGGATTTCCATTTCGTGCCGCGCAAGCTCGACAGGTCAGTCGCCAGGACGCGGGCGATGCCGCCCCGCTCGGCGATGGCCATGACAGCGTTGCTGCCCACCGGTAACTCTACCGACCGTCCCGCCTCCAACGCCTGCAAGACCGCCGCTTTGGATTCCATGCTCAAGGCTGCTCCTTTTTTGTAACCGGTGGCCGGCAGATGCTCAAATTCTGAATTGGAAAACCTTTGGACGGCTTGAAAGGCCCTATCCCCAACACTCGCCGGCAATGAACAATGGCGTCATAATCTCCTTCAATGTAGGCATTGTTCAAGACCTGCAATGGATTCATCATGTCCAAGTCGGGATTGTGATGGGCGTCGCTCATGCCGCCACCTCAGGGCTTCGGTTCGTTAGAAGTGTAATCGCTTGGGTTGTATTCATGTTCACCGGACAGGTGTTGTTGAATGATTGTTCGACACGCGGACATGCTGGCCTCGCGCGCCGTAGTATTCCATCACCGAGTCGGGAGTCGGGAAGCATCCCGACACCGGGCAGAGCCGACGTTGTTTGAAGGCGCGCTGTATGGCCTTCACCTTTTTTTGGTCGGGCAGTGCATCTACGATGGCCGCTCCCAATGGTGTGATTGTGAAGCTCTTGTCTTTCATGGTTTCTCCTTCTTCGGTGTCGAACCCGGCGTTTCAGCCAACCTCGTCAGACTCGGCGGCTGAACTTTGTCGTTGGCCGCATGGCGCGAGTCCAAGGTTACTTGTCCGCCGCGCAGGTCCACGAACGCTCCTTTGATTCGCAGGTTCTCGATGGCGTCCCGTATCGCATTCGCATTGTCATCGTCCCACGCCACGAGCATGGACGGTGCGCCAGCCGTCCCGCCTTTCGTGCCGTTCACATGGTAGAAGCTCAGTCTCCCTTTGAGGAAGCATACCGCTGTCGCACGCGGCCATATGTAGGTAAAGAATTGTTGGGTTTCGGTGCGCGCGAAGATGAGGGCGGTGCAGTTCTTGTGTTCGGCGCACCGGCGCATCCACTCTCCCGTCTTTGGGCCGTAGGGCGGGTTGCACCACACGCGCCCGCGCCATTCTTTGAGCAGGCCGTTGTCCCTGATTGTGTAGTGTTGTTTCGCAGTCGGCCACGGGCGGTTTATCGGGGCGCATGGGTCTAGGTCGAAGTCGCCCAGTGCGCGGAAGATTTCTGGCGGGGTGAGCCATTCTTCTTTGCCGTTTTCGAGGTCGCGGTCGTGCGCGAATCCGATGCGCTTTTCTTCTGGCATTACCGGAGCGGCCAACAAATCGCTGCACGCAACGGCTTGCGCCGCCGCGTTCCGCTGGTCAGGGGCTTCGGTGAGAGCCATTTGTTGTGTCATACGTTTTCTCCTTTTCCGCCGTGCGTGAGCTTGGCGTTCCCTGGATTCATCGCCGTTCCTCCGGTTGCACGTAGGGCAGTCCGACGAAGGCGAAGACTTCGGCCTCTGATTCCATCGCTCGCGTCTCGCCGGCGCGCGAGAACCCAGCGCCGTATGGATTCCACTTCCATCCACGAGCTTGAGCAGCCATACAGATTCGCATGTTGCTGGCCGCCGGGCCGGTTCGGCAGACGAGATAGTTCCACCAGTTCTCCGTCGTAGCCGCGAACAAGTCCACTGGAATGCCGCTGGCGCGGTGGCGCATCAGCTTGTTTTTCGGCCCATACATTTCCGACCCGTTCGCGTTCTTGCGGCGTTCGAGTACGCCAGACTTTTCGAGCGAGGCGATTGTTTCGTCCGCTAGATTTACCGTGAGGCTGGCGAACATATCGGCGGGGTCTTGCCGCACTTCGGTTTTGCCGATGTAGAGGATTTCCACGTCGCCAACGGTCGGCTCGCGGCGGCGCAGCGAGCCAGCGACGATGAGGCGTTCACACACCGGCTTGAGTGCGGCGCAGAGTTCGGCGGCGACCTTCATCCCGACAGCATTCGGGAAGCGCGGCTTCCCGCCAACCGGGGAACAATGCGCTGCTGCCAATGACTGCCCGCGTTGGGCATTATTGGCAGAACCTACGTTGTTGGCGCGGGTATTCATGGCGGAGCTAATCGTTCTGCGTCATTTGAGGGTTGCGTTCCATCTCCAGCCTGTGTGTTTCCCGAGTGCTATATCCACGGTTACAGTGTCGCCTTTATTCAAGCTCGCCCACCGCTCTGCGCTCGTGCCGACCGCGATGACTTCGTTGCCTATATCTACGATCACCGTCCACTTCTCAGGCTCGCTACTTGTTATCGTTACAACGCCGGCTTTTCCTCCGCTGCCCACAGCTACGCCGGTGCCTGTTTGGGTGCTACTTGGCGTGTAGACCTTCTCTACGACTTTGCCGGCGTGTTCTTCGTGTCGGAAGCTGCACGAGACGCAGAATAATACGCCGCACGCAATGGCTGCAGCCGTTGCGATTCGTCGGCGTGCCGTGCCGGTGGAGGTCGGTGATTGATTCATGGTTTCCTTTCGATGCTGCCGCCGTGCATGATCTTTTAGTTAGCCGCAGAGCCGGTCAGCCACACGGCACGCCCTACGAGTTCCATTTCTTCCCACGTTGCCCGGTAGTAGGCTTGTCCGCCCATCTTGCCGTCAGCACCGAGAGCTTGGACGTAGCCTTGTGCGCCCCACGACTTCGGTTCGCTCACCGTCATCATGCACGCACCGAGCATCGGGTTCTTGCACTTCTCCGGGTTGAGTTGCACGACCATTCCGGCTTCGAGTTCTGTCTTTTGCATTTGTTCCTTTCAGTTATTCGGCGGCCAACAATTCGGTTCAGCCAACTCGCGTAGGACGCTCGCGGCTGACCTCCCCGTTTGGACAAATCTCAAAGTTTGCATCAGCAAAGTCTCCATTGCAGTCCCACACCATTTTCCCGTCTTTGTACAGATAGGCCCACCTGTTTCTTCCAACCCCTTTTATCCGCAGTTCGTAGGGCGCATAGTGCGGCGAGATGTAGGCTAGTGCTATGCCGATTGGCCGAACCATGCGCCGAAGCGAACGGCGGGATTTCTTGGCCGGTTGATTGTCAGTGGGCATTTGAGCCTCCGTGGTTGTTTGCGACGGCGCTTGGCTTACCGTTGGGCGTGATTGTCACGCGCACTGGTTGGGGTTGTGCCAGCCGTGAGGCTGTGCTATAGGTCTGGACACTTTTTGATGTAGCCGTCTCTCGAAGGCGTCGTGCACGCGCTAAAAGGTCTTCCCGCAGAAAAGCGAGACGCTCTTTTTCAGCTTCTGTTCGCCACGGATCAGGCACTAAGAGAGTTGCAGTCGCTTCCAGGTGGGCCGCCACCGCGAGAGTGATGAGTCGTTCTGTTTCATAATGAGATTGCTTTATGATTTTTCTCGTTGCCGTGCCATTGGGAGTCTTCATTGCTTATATCCTCCTACGCGAGATTTGCCGACTGGTTGGTGGAGTCGCTGCTTTGCTCGCATATCTTTTTGTGATCGGGCTTGCCATCACGCTTGTGGTGGTCTTGGCCGGTCTCGTCTGGCAGTTTATTGTTTGGGTGTTTCCGTATGTCCTCGGCGGCGCTGCCGTCATCGCTATTATTGCTTTCATCGTAAAGGCGGCTCGCAGGTGATACCGCGCCCATCAATTCGGGACAGCGAACGGGCGAGGACGCCCGTCGCTGACCTCCGGTGTTCGGCACAAATTCCAAGCATGTTTCAGAGCCGTCATTGTATCGGTACAAGTCCGCAGTCGGCGGACACGAGGCGCGGATACAGCAGTCTGCGCACAGTGTTCCCTGTCCTCGCGGAGGTTGCGGCACGGGTGGCAGTGGCGGCGTCCATCGCTCGCAGCCGCACGATGGGCAGCTTGTCCTGTTCCAGTAGAGCACTCCGCAGCTGGCGCAGTGCCGAACCATCCGATGAGCCGAACATGAGGGAGCGAGGCGGCGCTCACTGGTGATGGGTTGGGGGTAGTGCCAGCCGTGAGGCTGTGCTTGTAGGTCTGGACACTTTTTGATGTAGCCGTATCGTTCCACTATCCACTGCCGTGCCTTCTCGCGGGTCACAAAGAGTTTCGGCAGAAAGTTTTCTCGGAGCAGGTATTGCGTGATCCCGCTGTAGTTCTCCGAGTGCCACATCGCACCCCACGCCGAACAAACTAGATGCCGCGACCCATGACCACGCGGCGCGGCTTTTTCCCCGTTTTTCGCCTTTGTAGGTGTACGTTTTTTCATATCAGACTTCCGCATCCGTCCTTCTCATAGCTGCCTTCAACACGGTATATTCGGGCTGCGAGACTTCACCCATTCGAGTGCGAAGTTCTCGGTAGCCGATGTGATTGCGGTCTCCCATCGGTTATTGCGGCCGCGCTGTTGCACTGTCCAGCGGTCGCCTTCTATGCGTGGCGGTTTGATTCGGTAGCCAGCTATGATGCGGCACTTCTTCTTGGTATCCGGAATGCTCGGCTCGCGGAATTTCAGCACATAGCTCATTGTTTCCTTTCTTGCCAGCAGTTCGCCAGGAAGAAAGCCCGTGCGAAACCGCATGGTGTTGCAGAGCGTAGTTCTTTCGTTCGTTCGGACTTCCCGCCGAGTTTCTGCACCCAGCTTCCCTGCGAACAGACTCGTTGTGGGGTCACTTCGTTTCTCGGCAGTGCCCGGTTGAAGTGGCCGTAGAGCGCAGTTTTTTTCGTCCACGGGTCGCCATACCACCACGGCTCGAAGTACCAAGGCTTGCCCAGTTCCGGCAGCAGCTTGTGGAGTCGCCCCACCGGGTTTTCGAGTGCCCACCAGTCCGGTTTGCAGAAATCCACGCAGCGGAGCACCTGTCGCACGAGTTCCAGGCTCTTTTCCGTGCGCCCGTCCGCGTCTTTCACTTTCCAGTATTGTGCCCCGCTCGCCGCGAAGTCGGTGCAGGGTGGCGCGGCGAGTATCCCGTCCACCGTGCCGAACTTATCCATCACGTTTTCCATCAGCCAGGCTGCGCTGAGTTCCATCACGTCGATTCCGTGCTTGAGGTCTATCTGCACCACGTTCGCGCCCGCCTCCAAGTACGGAGCAGACCAGTTCCCAGTGTAGTCAAAGAGCGATAGGATGGTCCGACCGCTGCAATCCACGATTAAGGACTTGGTGATCATCGCTGGACTCACTGAGCCGCAGCGTTAAAATGGGATGTTGTCTTCTTCGGAGTCACGGCTTTGCCTCGGCTCCTCTTCATGGCCAGGTTGCCACTCCTTGCAACTCGCAATCACGCTCTGCAACCCGGCGCTCAACGATTTGAAGGTGTCGTTCTCGCCGTCCTCGATCTGGTAGTGTATAGTCTTGGTCAACAACTCCGGCGGTGCTGGCGTGCCCTTCGGCAAGGGTGTAATGGCGGTGATATTAGCGTAGGTCTTGCCGTCCTTCTCTTTGTGGATCAGCGTCAGCAGGCACGCCTTCCCCAACACCTTCTCGACTTTGAACCCCTTGAGTTCTTCGGGCCTAAATCCGATCCCCCTCCAACTTTCGAGATCGGCCCGCAAGTTGGCATTATTGGCCAGACTGTTCGTGTACCGTTGCCAAACGATGTGCGGTTTCTTCAAGCCTTCTTCCGTCTCGTAGAACTCGTCACTTAATTCCCAACCGAGCAAAATTTTCTCCTGCCATATCACCCGGTTGTTCCAGGTGGTTTGCTGCGTGCCAAGGTCAATGACCGCGAAGCACCGGGCGCGATGCGTTCCGGCGGGTGGCGGTATGATGTTCTTGCCTGTGTCTTTGGCGGTTGTGCTCATGTTTCTCCTTTTTGTTTATTATTTCCTGACGGCGACATGATCATAGGCCAAGTAAGCCTGTTGTTCCTCCGGGGCACATCTCATCGAAGGCATCCTGGAGTAGTCGCGTGGCTTCGCGCTCGCTGCACCATCCGGCTTTTGGTCGGCATTCACCTGGCCGCGCACGACGTGGCCCAGCCGCGAGCACCTCATTATGGATTCGAGTGCTTTCATCGGCCGACCTTCGCTTCGGCAGCGGTTGCGGTTGGCTCGGTATTACCATTTACAACCGAGAGTTTCATTTTGAGTTGATCGGGGTTGTCCCGCATCAACCGTCCATCCTTGGTTGTGTAGAGCACGCTCGCCTTGCGTTCCGGCTTTGGCAGCTTCTCATCCACGCGCACGAACGCTTTGACCGTTGCGCCTTCTTCATCCATCGGCACAAGCTCCACGGTCACGACGACCTTCCCGCGCAGGACCGTCTCGCGGACTGCCTTCACTAATCGCTCCAACGCCAACGACGCATCAGCTGCGTGCTCGCCATCACGCAGACTGGCGAGCAGTTGAATGAAGCTATTGTTGACCGGCTTCACTTCGGTCTGTTTCTTTCGCATCGGTTCTCTCCTTGTTGTGTCCCGCAAGCGCGGGATGGTTAAAATTGTTCCGCCGCTTTGCGGTTATCGCCTGTTGGCCGTCGCCGGTCAGGTATTGTGATTCCGCCCATGCAAGCACCCGGCTCTTCAAGAACCGCCGGTGCCCGCCCGGAATGCAGAAGTGCGGCAGGATGTGATGCAGCCGCCGGTAGTAGGACGTGTTGGAAATCTTGAGGAACGTGCACACGTCCTCAATCGTCCAGACTTCATCGTCCAGTGCCGTGCTTGGGGCGGGGGTGTTGTTCATCAATGCGAAATCAATTCCTCTGGTGGCGCGCCCGGTTCCTCTTCTCGGAACGGTTCAATCTTCTGGATCATCTGGGGAAACCATTGGAACATAGCCGCGAACCCCGCGCGTTCCTCCGGCGTCAGCTTCTCCCGTTCCTCCAAGTACAGTGCCAGCACTGCCGCCATCCGGTCCGCCACCGGCAACTGCATAATAATGGTGTGCTGGCTCATGCTAGCCCTGGCTGACTATCGTCGGCAGGCCAGTCTTCTCTCGGAGCAATTGCTCGATCAATCCACTCAACGATAAGCCATGGCGTGCGGCGAAATTCTCCGCCGCTTCACGCACAGTTGCGTTCAGCGCGATGTTGACCGGTACCTTGTCTCTTTTGCGTCGTTCTCTTGTCTTGTTCATACATGCGCATAATATGTATATACCCTGTATATGTCAAGTGCCAAAATACTTCTTGCATGTTGTGCGCATAGTGCGATAGACAGGTCGCTCATCGGGACACGTTGTCGCCATCTTTGGCATGACCCTTCACCACCACGGTCACCTTATTCCACTCCATTGTTTCGGCCAAGGTGACGGTGCGGACTTTCACGGTGGCGCCCCGCTTCTCTAAAATCCTTTTGGCGGCGCGGTTGACCATCCATTGGAAGAGCGCGGAGTTGCCGCCCGCGAGAAACCCCGCCACGGCGTCCGTCTCGAACGCCAGCAGGTTGATGGTGAGTCCGGTCAGTGACCCGGTGGGTGGAATCGGTAGGTATCCGATCCGCCGCTTCGCTTCGGTCTGTGCAGATTGCCAGGTCATGACGCCACCGTGACGTTGAACACGACCTGCAAACGGTAGTCACCGGAGTCTGCGCCAACCCACCAACACCGGCACATGCAGTTCTCCCATCTCTTGCCGTCCACCAACTCCATTGGGGTCGAGCAATGGGGACATAATGGTTTACGGTGTTCATTGATCTGCACCGCATAGGTAAGGCCGTCGCGGGTGTTGGTCGCTTGCGCGAGTACGATGTTCTCTTTCATGCATTCCTTTCCTGCCCCGGTTTGGCGCGGGACGATGCCGGCGGCTCTATGCCGCCCTTGATTTCTTCTTCGGCTAACATTTGCTCATGCGTGGACAATAGCACAAAAGGGTTGTCGGTGTCAAGCGGTCAGGTGTTCATTGCCGCAGCCAGGACAGATGCACTTTGTCGCCTTCGGGTTCGGTTCTTCGTGCGGGAACACGGTAGCGCCTTCCAGCCCAAGCTTGCAGGGACGAATCGATGGCTGGGACCGGCGTGGCGTAGTAGTCGGACACTTCGCCTTTCCCGCCGCGATTGGTGCTAACTAATAGGAAATTGCTTTTGCGGGGGCCAGAAAGGGCGCAAGCCGGGGTTATAGCCCCTCACAATCCCTCAAGGTCTTTCTTCTCCTTTGCCTTCTTCTTTGCATCTTCTCTCTCGATGTACTCCTTCGTAACCACCGTCAAATAATTCTGCATGGTCATGTACTGAGCGAAAAGAGTACCGTCCTCCGTCTGCCACTCCTTGTCCATCGAAATGATCTCTCTTTTCTTCCACTTCTTGTTGCCGCCGTTGGCCTTGAGCAGTGTCTCAATCTCGTTGTCGGACATCTCCTTGGCGTTGTCTAAAATATCCGTCTCCTCCTTCCGGTAGCTAACCAAACCTGCTTTTCCCTGATGGAAGCCGACCATGATAAGAAAACCGCCTTTGCGGAAAAAACTCATCCCGCTGTCCGTGTCGGTCTTGAATGCTTTGCCGTATCTCGTCTCGCACTGAGCAGGTGTTTCACCGATTCGTGCGAAAACGCACGCGGGTAGAAACAGCATCACCGCGAGTAGTACAGAGGTCTGATTTTTCATGTACGCTCCTTATGGCTATCATTGTTAGCCGGGGTTATGCCGGCGGCTTTATGCCGCCCCTGGTTTCTTCTTCGGCCAACGATTGGCCTTCAGCAGTCTGGCAGTGCGCTTGGCGATCTCCTCCGGGCTGTAGTTCTTCTTCTGACTGCCGCCTTTGCGGCCAATCTTCACGAAATAATCATGCACAGCTTTGGGTAATTTGCTCATGCGTGGACAATAGCACAAAAGGATTGTCGGTGTCAAGCGGTCAGGTGTTCATTGCCGCAGTCATTTCGGGCGTGATGGTCGAAGTGATTGCTTTGGATTGGCATGGCAGTTCTCCTTGTGGTTTGTTTCTGGTGTAAACAACTCCGGCCCGAGAGTCGGGCCGGGTGCGGCAGAATGCCGCCTAACGGATCTTCGACTGCAAGCCCATCACGCAGGCCCGGTAACTCAGATGCCCCCCAATGACGGCGCCGGGCATGTCAGTCACCTTCGGCGCAGGCCCGCGCTGGCCGGCTTCCTTCCACAGATTGCGCAGCCAATCGTTGGCCGTGGGCATCAACACCGTGGCGCGGGACTCGAATTCCAGTTGCTCGCACCGGGTGGTGAACCGCCGGTCCATCGCGTCGGGCTCGTTGGTGGTGAAGATCCAGATGGCGTTCGGTGGCGGGTAATCCAGCAGATGCAGGAACACCTGCTTGGCATCATCGCGGAGCTTGTCGGCTTCGCTGACGGCAATGACCTTCCACCCGGTCTTGTTCATGGCGGCATACCACGCCGAGCGCATCCGTTGATCCACGTCCCCCGCCGTCAACGTCACGGCGCACAGGTCGAAGAACCCGCTCATTTGCGCGCGGAGTTCGCCGCCCTCAATGTCGCATCCTAATGCCCTGGCCAACACGCGGGCCGTACAAGACTTCCCGCAGCCGGTCGCCCCATAAAACAGGAACGCGGCGGCATACGGGTTGGCGACGAACCGTTGGAGCCGGTCCACGACGGCCGCCTGCCCTTGAATCTCGTTAAACGTCAGCGGCGCGAGCGTCTTGGTCAGGGATTTTTGGGTATGGAATCGTTTGGTCATCATGGTGTCCTTTCTTTCTTGGTGCGGTCTGGAGTGGGATGGTACGACTCCAACCGGTTTTCGATCTCGATGCAGCGGGCACACGCCCAACAGCCCCATTTGTAGATTGTCCCCACTGCCCCACACGCGCAGAGTCGGGGACGATTCAGTTTCCGCTTCTCTCGGCAGTGGTTGGTACGCATACGGTCTCCTTGGTGGGGTAGTGGCAGACGATGCAGCCGTCTTGCCCGTCTGGTCGGTTATAGAGCATCCATCCAGACGTTGTGTTCATGCCGCGCGAGCTTGCAATGGTGAATCTTGGCGTCTTCATGGGCTGGCTCTCGGCGGCTGAGCTTGAGCGTTAGGAGCAATCCACTCGCCGCCGTCAGAGTGTATCCGCACCTTGCCGGTCTTGGTGATGTAGATTTGCAGTCCGCGTTTGTGTTTTGGCGTTTCAATTCCGAGTGTCACCCATCCCTTTTTCTCATCGGAGAAGTAGCGTTGCACTTTTGCCGCGCCCCACTCGAATCCATATTTGGTTTCTTGGTAGTGCATAAAGCTCCTAACAACGTGGATGCAGCGAACGCTGATCCGCTGCGTTGCCGCCATTTTTGACGCCTTTACCCCTCAACATCACGGCGCCGATGAAAGTCAGAGCAGCACGATACTCTGCTGCATACTGATCATTACCGTGCACTTCTTGCAATTTTTCCTCAAAGTATTCCATGCTTCCAAAGAAGCATCCGGTTTGCAAACGCACACCTTTGTCTGTCAAGAACGCCGCCAGGTATGAGTTTCTAGAGCCAAGCTGCCCTATGCATAACATAGCACGATTTGATCCCAAAACCACGGAACCGTCTTTCAACTTCGCACCAGCCAACTTCGCACCAGCCAACTTCGCACCAGCCAACTTCGCACCAGCCAACTTCGCATTGGCCAAGTTTGCCCCCGCCAAGTACGCACCGGCCAAGTTTGCACGAGCCAAGTTTGCATAGGCCAAGTACGCACCGGCCAAGTTTGTATTATCCAAGTACGCACCGGCCAAGTTTGCACCGGCCAAGTTTGCATAAGCCAAGTTTGCACAGGTCAAGTTTGTACAGGTCAACTTTGCATCAGCCAAGTTTGCATCAGCCAACTTTGCACCGGCCAAGTTTGCATCAGCCAACTTTGCACCGGCCAAGTTTGCACCGGCCAAGTTTGTATCAGCCAAGTTTGCCTCAGCCAAGTTTGCACCAGCCTTAGCTGCAGCTTCGAGGCATTGTTTGATATTTTCAGCTTCAAGCGAGAACAGCACGCTTCCATCCCATCGATTTTTTATTTCAACTTTCATTGCTTTTCCCCCCCGTGGTTTGCGAACCCAGTTTGTATTTCATTTTAGGTCTCCTTTCTCTCCTTTGAATATTGTGGGCAGGCGGTGGGTCCGCAGGCGGCACATGCCGCCCACAGGAACGCCGCTAGATGGCGTAAACCCCCGGCACAATGCCGATGGCTCCAGCCGCCTGCCCACGCTTTTGATGGTCGGTGGATTTAGTTTGGTTTCATATTGTCCTCCTTAATCCCAATACGGTTCGGCGATTTTGGTTGGTGTCCGGCCTTCGGCGCGGTCAATATATTCGCGCCAAGCATCCTGCGAACTCATGATCAGCACGCCGTGCGGGTGAACTGGGCCGTCCAAGCCCAACAATTTGCCAAGCTCCGCACGCTCCGCCGGTGACATGCTGCCGTAACACGGCGCGCCGGTGTCATATTCCTCGTAATCTTCCGGCAAGCTTGTGACGGCGCCGGCTTTCAACCGGCATGACCAAGTACGGCGCGCAGGTGGCGCGTTAATCTTGATCCAGCCCCATGCCGTACCCCGTCCGCCGGTCACGCTCCACGTCTTGCCACTCCGCCGCTTCAACGCAGCCTGGATTCGCTTGATGGCACCGTCCCTTGTGATTCCCGTGGTCATGGCATTCATTGCATCACCTCCTCTTCGACAAACTTCACCAATTCTTGGGGGTTTCCTTTCATGCATTCCTTTCTGCGCCTCTGGCGCGTTGTGAAGGTGGCCGTAGTAACGGCGCCGTGCGGCAGCTTTGGCTGCGAGCGTCATGCCTGCTATTTCCCGGCCACGCTTCGATTATTCTGCGGGTTCGGATTTGGCAGCGGAACAGACCGCCGCCGGTTGACACTTCTCGGATTTAGTTGGCGGAATGGAACAACTGATCAATCTCAGCCGGGGTGAGAAACCGGCCAGCTTGAGCATCCCACGCCGATTTGATGCGGACGCCACTGGCGATGATTTCGCCGGCATCCCGCCAGTCTTGATAATATTCCAAGCCGCCGGTCGGCGACTGGCTGGCATCGCCCTCGATGCCGTACCGTTTGCCGTTCCAGTTGCAGGCGGTGAACAATTTATCTGGATGCGTGAACAAGCCCCGGTGGTCTTTCTCGCCCGGCTTCACGCCGTCGCAGTTGTACTTGAACGGCTCAACAAGTGTGCCGTCCGGCTTGATCTGGTCGGCGATGAGTTCCACCAGCTCCATCGGGTTCCGCATCCCGCCATGCTCCTGCAATACTTCCAGCGTGATACTGCACAGTTCGGCAACTTGTCCTGGCACACCGAATCGGGTCAGGACATGGTGGCAGTTCGCGTCGCCGATGGCGCGCAAACCGTGTGGATGTTTGGCGCGGATCTCCACCAGCGCGCCGTACACGGCATCGAGTGTTTCTTGTTTTGTCATGCCCATTCCTCCTTCAGCCGCATTTCCCGCCAACGCCTGGCTTGGTCACCCCGCGCATGTTTTTCCTGAAGAGCGGCCTTCCGCAACGATTCATCCGGCCACGGTTTGCGATGACAACCTTCCCGGTACAGGTTACGGCCCTTGATCAGAAGCTTCCTACCATCGCTCAACTGCAACATGAACGTATGCTGTTGCTTGCTGGCACCATAGCTATCCCGGATGATTTTGCCTTCAATCGTTTCCATCCCGAGAAACTTCGGATTGCGCCAACTCCCGCCGAAGCGCGCCCGCTCAAAACAAACTTCATCTCCGACTACTGCATCACCGGTGCAGTCTATCGTATATTGCTCAGTCTTCATCTTTGATCTCCTTTCCTGTGGTTTGTTCCGCCGCCTTGTACTTCAACTTCTGCTTCTGCACGCTGCAATCGGCCCGCGGTATGTCATCCCGCGGGCCGAGATAGACCGGCTGGTACAGACTCCCGCCCTCGTAGGCATACAGGTAGCGGACTTCCACGACCTGCCCCACTACCGGTATGCTGTGGTTGGGCGGGATGGTGACGTTTCCGATCTCGATTCCTATGTCCCCCTCCAGGTACAACCCAAGCGTCACGCTCCGTTGCTGGTTGACCTTGATGACCACCGCCGAGCAGGTAGCGTAGAACTTGCACTTCAACTGCGGCCCGCCGGAGTTGGGCCGGCCCGGCGTGTACGGCGCGAGCAAGTCCTTGAACACAATCCCCTCGGCATTCGACGCCTTCAATTCCGCGAGGAATTTACGGATGGAGTTCTCCCCGATGACCAGCGGCGTCGGATGAATCGGCCAGCCATTCGGGTAGCCGATGAGTTTGAGCAGGGACTTGTGCCTCGTCCCGTAGGCGAGCTTGGTATAATCCACGCCGTTCCAGTTCAGCAGGTCGAAGGCGTAGTAGTCTGGCCCAATCGCCTCGCCATCGAGCACGAAGTCCCCCGGCACCGTTTTCGCGTACTCGACAATCTCCCCCGCGATCCCACACGGCTTGCCGGTCCGATTGTAGGCAGTCACGACGTCACCCCTCTTCTCCAGGATGATGCGTTTGCCATCGTACTTCTTCTGCGCGCCCCATCCCAACTTTGCCGACCGGATGAAGCTGTCCAACTGTTCTTCCGGTAGTGGGTTCAGCAGTTGCGGCAGATACTTGGGCGGCTCGGCGGCAGCAGGCGCGCAAGGCATTTTGATGGTGGCCGCTTTCCCTTCCTGCCGGTAGCCTTTGGCTTCCTTCTCGCGGACTAGTTTCTCGAAGACCTGGACAGCCTCTGCCAGCGTGACCGGCTGGATGGTTTTGGTGGAGGTTTGCAGAGTTTTCCCCCGCCGTCCCCAAGCGCAGGTGACAATAAAGCCGTCGCCACAGGCTTCGACGCGGGCATGGTATTCCTTGTCGGATGCCCCCTCGCGGAAGAACAACGACGCACTCGGTAGTGTTTCGGTTTCTGGTTTTGTTTTCATTTCTGGCCCGTTTCGACTCATTTTACCTCCTGTATGATTTTGACTTCCCCCACATTCGGAACATCGAAGCAGCGTGCGGCGAGATAGGCCAGCAACACCATCATCCCCACCAACGACAACGTGAGCACGATGGATTCAATTGCCCCGCCTTCCCACTTTCTACGGTAACGGTTCCTAGCATTCATGCCGCCCTCCGCAATGCCACTTCGTCAAACGCCGTTCGTTCCCGATGCGCCCTTGAGCGCGCATCGCCCCCGTCGCAATGTTTGCCGTGAACAATGACAATTCGTGCTTGGTCGAATTCATGTTTTCCCCTTAGCTTAGCGCTCTTTGCTCGAGCAAGTCGGCGAGTCGGCGCAATTCTGCGACTGTCCGACTTATAGGCTCTCCCTTTTTCAGACTCATCCACGCGCCCCCGCCGTCGTATTGAAACCGAATTTCCCATTGGTCAGCCCGCACTTCAGTGCGGACATATAGCAGTTTTTCCATCATCGACGGTTGGGCGTCGGGCGCTTGGTCATGTTTATTGTTTTGCATATTACCGGCCCTCCGCTTTGGCAATGGCGGCGCGGGCTACGGGCAGCAATGCGCCGATCTCGTCATTCCAAAAATCGGCGTGTTCCCGCGCTCTAAGCAGCCGTTCGCATCTTTGTAACGCTTCCAGCATCTTCCGCATCCCGCCATGCTCCTGCAATACTTCCAGCGTGATACTGCACAGTTCGGCAACTTGTCCTGGCACACCGAATCGGGTCAGGACATGGTGGCAGTTCGCGTCGCCGATGGCGCGCAAACCGTGTGGATGTTTGGCGCGGATCTCCACCAGCGCGCCGTACACGGCATCGAGTGTTTCTTGTTTTGTCATGCCCATTCCTCCTTCAGCCGCATTTCCCGCCAACGCCTGGCTTGGTCACCCCGCGCATGTTTTTCCTGAAGAGCGGCCTTCCGCAACGATTCATCCGGCCACGGTTTGCGATGACAACCTTCCCGGTACAGGTTACGGCCCTTGATCAGAAGCTTCCTACCATCGCTCAACTGCAACATGAACGTATGCTGTTGCTTGCTGGCACCATAGCTATCCCGGATGATTTTGCCTTCAATCGTTTCCATCCCGAGAAACTTCGGATTGCGCCAACTCCCGCCGAAGCGCGCCCGCTCAAAACAAACTTCATCTCCGACTACTGCATCACCGGTGCAGTCTATCGTATATTGCTCAGTCTTCATCTTTGATCTCCTTTCCTGTGGTTTGTTCCGCCGCCTTGTACTTCAACTTCTGCTTCTGCACGCTGCAATCGGCCCGCGGTATGTCATCCCAGGGCTGCTTTGTTTTCCGGTCACGGACCATCCGTGACCCTGAATGCAATCTAGCATAATCTATTTATAGGTCAAGAGGAAAAAATAAATTTATTTTCGGGCAAAAAGCGGCTTTAAGCAATTTAAGCGATTTATGGCATATTAAATGCTGGGCGGCGTTCACCGGGGGCCGGCGTTCACCGGGGGCCGGCGTTCACCGGGGGCCGGCGTTCACCGGGGGCCGGCGTTCACCGGGGGCCGGCGTTCAGCGGGGGGCGGCGCGCCAGGGGCGGCGCGCCAGGGGCGGCGCGGGGGGCGGCGCGCCCCCGTGTTAGGTACTACCTAGAAGGCGAAAGGCCGCAGGTGAGCCGCGCCCTTCGCCTTTTAAGTGAGTGAGCTATTTTTCGAGAGATTAGGGAAAACCAGTTGACGCAACGGCCTTGTGCATGACGACAGTGCACAATGACCAACTTTGCAAAACTGCCTTCGCTCGGGAAATTCCTGCCGCTGTCACAACGCTTGAACGCTGGATGTTACAGGGTAAAATCAAACCCGATGTCGAAGTGGGGGGACACAAATTCTTTCATGTCCGGCAACTGCAGGAGGCGCGGAAGTTGAAGCAACCAGACTTTGGTAGAAAATGAAACCAAACCTTCCTGTGCGAATCAGCGGGTGCATGGTAACTCCGGTGGGCTTGGTGTTTCCCCGCCGCGTGAGTTTCCAGCAATGGGATGAAATCGGTCAAACTCTCGCCAAGATTGACGGTGTGCTGATGTGGTTCATCGGTGACTGGTGGGTGTACGGTGAGAATGCTTTCCCAAATGACAAGCTTGCTACCGCCGCATCGCTGACCGGGTTCAGCTACAAGACGCTCTATCAATGTAACTATGTGAGCCGCAATGTGCCCTTTTCTAGGCGACTAGAAAAGCTAACATGGTCGCACCACCTAGAAGTCGCATCCTTGGACGCGAAGGAACAAGACCGGTGGCTGGCGTTGGCGGAGAAACATCAACTCTCGACACGCGCGCTGCGGGCCTCCATCCGTGCCGACCGGGTGCTCACCGAGCAGGAGCTTGCGACCCTCTCGCCGAAGACACCGGCAATTATCAGTTTGGCTGGGCTGAGTCTCAAGTTCCGGTTGTTCGCCGAACGCAATTTCCATATCGAAGAACTCGACATGCCAGCCCTCGAAACCGCCGAACGTAATCTGCGTCCGTTTGTCGAGGCGCATGAGAAGGTCGAAGCGCGGCTCAAGGCGATGCGTCATGTTGGCCAAGGTTAATCCCAAGCCATTTGCTCGCGTACTCCACGAGATTCAGATCCATCATCGGCGGCAGGCGCAGGCGGTGTTGCATACCGAGTTTGGCCGACTCCAAGAAGATATCGCCAAGAAGCTGACGAACCCACAAAAACAACAGATTCGCATCAAGCGGCAGCGATATCTTGCATTCTATCCCAGTCGAAAAGGCAATGCCCCCCTCGACATGACACGCCTCTATCGGATAATGGATGGACGGCGCGGCGGCGGTGCCCGACCGGCCGTGGCTGCGGGAATCTTCTATGCGTCCATGCGTCAAGGCATCAAACGCATTGGCATCCTCGCCGCGGGCTTCGTCACCACCGGCAACCAGTTCAACGCCAAGCTCCCGCCCGCAGTTGCCGCGCAGGTGAAGCTCGGCCATCTGAAAGTCACCGACTCACCGACAAAATATTTGGTCATCATTTCCAATCCGTTGCAGTTTGCCAGGCACTTCCGGCTGTTGCCCATCATCATTCAGAAGGCGCTCAATACTCGTGCCGCGAGCATGAGGCGCAACCTTGCGCTCATCCGGGCTGGCACGAAAAAATACCAGTTCCGATGAAGCATCCCAAGACTTCCCGGCGTCCCCACCAGCGCACCTGCCAAAAGAAGATCACGACGGAATTACTGACGATTGAACAGTTTGCCGGCATCATCGGCTACTCCGTGCAGGCGGTCGAATCGTGGCTGGCTAAAGGTTTGCCTCACTCGACGGCCACGCCAACCGGAAAAAGCGGCCGGCCCCGGTTGCTGTTTGATCTAGTGGAAGCGACAAATTGGATGGTAGCAAATCGGATTGGCAGGAGTGGGGGACTGGGAACCAATGATGAAGCACCGGTCCCGGTGGTGTCTGATGAACCAGGCTTGGCCGGTGCCGTGGACCGGTCGCGGAGTGCCGAGCGATTGGCCTTCCGGTTGTTGCGCGCGGCCATCGAGAAGCACAATGCCTTGGAGATCCGCGCCACGTTGGAAAACTGGCGGGAGTGCGCGAAGGTGTTGGCCGACCTCGAAAAACGCCACAACCAATATTCCAACCTTGCTGCTGAGATTCATGAAGCCACACAACAGGCCGTCCGCGATTGGGCTGAACCAAAACGCGCATTCATTGACGCGATCCCGTCCGCCTACGCCTCGCGGGTGAACCCCGGCAACCAAGTCCAAGCCGAATCCATCCTGCATGAACTCAAGGATAAATTATTGAAGCAACTGAGCGAGCCGTTGACGTTGAAAAACGAAGCGCCCAAGGAGAAAAAGGAATGACCGGCACCCTCGATGTTGCGCAGGATACCGGGGCGACACTTGCCAGCGTCTTTGCGCCACGCCAGAAGATGACGGTGTGGGAATGGGCGGAGAAACATATCGTGTTGCCGGTGGGCACGACGCCGCGCCCCGGGCCCTACGATACGTCCTGGTGTCCCTACGTCCGCGAGCCGATGGAACGCTACACCGATCCGACCTGCCGGAAAATCACTGTCTGCTTTGCGACCCGGTCCGCCAAGACGGAAATGTTCATGATGATGCTCCGGTACTCGATTGCCAACGAGCGTCAGCCGTGCATGTGGGGCAAGCCAAACCAGGAGGATGCAAACCGCGATTCGGAGTTGCGCTTCCAGCCAACGGTCGAATCCTCGGAAGTTCTCCGCGCCTTGAAACCGCTGAATCCACACCTGTATCGGAAGGCGATGATGAAGTTTCGCACCGCCCCGGTATTTTTTGTCGGCATGGGTTCGCACGCCGCTGTAAAGAACAAACAGATTGGCCGGATGTTTCTCGATGAGATTGACGAAACCAAAAGCGCCACCGAACGTCAGACCTCCGCTTTGCAGAATGCCTTTGAGCGCGTCAAGGATACGCCCGACCCGAAGATCTGCCTGAGCAGCACCCCAACGATTGCCTCGGCGCAAATTTGGAAGCAATTTATTCTCGGCGACCAACGATTCTATTTCGTGCCGTGCTGGTGGTGTGAGCGTCCATTCAAGTTTGTCCTGTCCGGAATCCAATGGTCACCGGACGCAAAGCAAGCCGATGGCTCGTGGAATTTAGCCCTCGTTAAGCAGAGCGTCCACTACGTGTGCCCGCATTGCAAGAAACAGTTGCTCGACGTGCACAAGCTCCCGATGCTCAAAGCCGGCCACTGGCAACCGTCGCTTGGCGCGGACCGGTTGAAGTGGGAACTGAAAGATGTGCCGCGCGAAGAAGGTCACTACAGTTATCACCTGAACTCCATCTATCCAGAGTGGATAAGCTTCTACACCTTCGCGGAGAAGTTCATCCTCTCGAAACACGATCCCGAAGCATGGCAATCGTTTATCAACCAATGGCTGGCTGAACCATACTTCAATTTCGGCAACGCGGATGAAATGGCCGAGGCGTTGAATAAAACCGTCGTTGAAGTCACCCAGAACGCCCCTCGGATTCCGCCGGGCTATCACCCAATTCTCCATGTGGACGTGCAACAACTCGAATGCTGGTTCCGGGTCCGGGCGTTCAATGCCAACCGGGAAGCCATCGGCCTTGACTTCGGCGTGGCCGCGTCGTTGGCCGATTGCGAACAGATCCGCCGGAATTGGGGTTGCACCTTTGCCGGCATAGACATCGGCTACCATGACCGGCTGCAGGAGGTCTTGGAGTTCATTCACAACCACCGGCCGCATTGGCTGGCGACGCACGGATCGGGCACGATGTTCGCCCCGATTCGGTTGATGCAGGTCCATATCGGCGGCGGGATGCTCAAAGGGGTGCCGGTCCCCTGTATCAAATGCAATCCGCTCGTGTGGAAAGAAATTCTCACCAACCGCATCAAAGGCCAGCCGCCCAGGTGGGTGAACGAACCGACCGTCAGCGACATCTACAAGAAACAGATGACCGGTGAAGTTCGCCGTGAGAAACGCGGGCCACGCGGGACTATCTCGGTCGAATACATCAAGATTGGCCAGAACCACGCTTGGGATTGCGAATATAATTTACTGGCGATGTTCGATGTGCTCCGTCCGGTGTTGTGCGGGATTTCCGAACCACCACCAAATGCCAATGCACCGCCAGAAATGACGGCCGCGCCAGCAGACCCGGCTGACAAAGAGTCAGGGGAACACGATCCCGACCAGGTCTGGGAACATGGCCGTGACCAAGTGTGGCAATGAATGCTTGACAAATTGGCAGGACGTGCGCATCATCCATGCCATCATGGTAGATGGCCACACGGCGACCCGCAAAGACCCCGCCGAATCTGTCGCTGCCTCCTACTGTCCCGACATGGCCGCGCTGCTCGACACACCGCGCGACGAACTCCACGAAGCCATAAAAGCCTTTAAGCCCTCGCAAGAACTACTCGACCGGATCCTGGTCTGGCATGAGCAACAGGGCAACACTTCTCGCGATCATAGCCACGTTCTGAATGTCGCATTATCCCTGATTCTCGAACACGACCGGGCCGACATCGCGGCGTGGGCACTGGCGTTTGCGGCGCACCTGTCCTCAGTGTCCAACTTGCGGGCCGGCGAGATTGCTGACAGGCTGGGGATCACCGAGTCGGCGTTTTCCAAAGTCGTCAACGAGTTTTGCGACCTGCTGAAACTTCCCCGCCCGCCCGCCCTCAAAGGCGAGGCCGCCCGGATTGCATACTCCCAAGCCCAAACCAGAAATCATTTCCGCTTTAGGACGGGAAGGGATTTTGTCAACCGTCGCAGTTGACGTTGGAGCATTTAGCGAATGGCAATTCGCAACCCACAAGCTACTCTTGATCAGTTGTACGCCGCACGCGACAACCTCCTCTCCAATGCTGTCCAGCGGTACCGGATGGATGATGGCCGGGAATTCACGTTGTTCAACCTCGAAGAACTGAACCGCGAGATCCGCTGGATGGAGGGGGTGGTCGGGTACATCCAGACCGGCACCATAGTGGCCGACTTGTCCGAAGGATAAAATGCTCAAGGAAATTCCACGAACCGATTCCCCCGAAGCCATCGCCAATGCGGTGTATGGCGGACGGGTGACCCAGATGATTGATCGCGCGATGTTGTCTCTCTTTCCGGGGTGGGGCGTGGCGCGGCTCAAAGCCCGGCAGGAAGCCGGGTACCGCCGCGCCATGCTCTCGTTTGCCTCCAAGCAAAGGACTGGTGGCGGCTATTCGGCCTACAGCGAAATCACCATGCCGTCCAACCAGCGGTCGCAAAACTGGCTGGCGTTGACCTCCGAAGATGCGCTGTTGCCGGGATATGACCGCTTCCAACTGATTACCGAATGCCGGCAGGAATACCGGATTGACCCGTTGCTGCGGGCATTGGTGGACGGCATTGCCCGGCGCGTAGGTTCGCCACAACCGCACTTCTATACCGACGACGAAGCGTGGAACAACGAAGCCGAGGAACAGTATCAGCAATGGGCCGAGGAACAGTGCGACTATACCGGCGCGATGTCGCTGGCCGAAATGGATACTGCCATCGTGCGGGCCTGTTACACGGATGGCGATATTGGCGAAAACTATCTTGACGTGGATGGCGATCTCCGGTTGCAATTAATTGAGGCGGACCGCATTGCCTCCGATTACCGAGTATCCATCAATCAGGATACCATCAACCCAATGTCGGGCGTGCTGATTGATTGGGATACCGGCCGCGTCAAAGGCTATTATGTCGGCACACGCGGAATTGGCGGGATCCTCAACAACTCTCAATTCCATTCCGCAGATAACATGAAGTTGTACTTCCGCCCCTACCGGATCGAACAACGCCGGGGCGTGCCGCTCTTAGCTCCAGTTCTCAATATCGCCAAAGACCTGCGCCGGTATCTGACTGCCGTGCGCGTTTCCATGAACATCGCGGCCAGCTACGGTGTGTTCATCCAAAGAAACAATGCTGCGCAATACGCATTGGCCAGTTCCCAAGGTGGAGTTGCCGGTTCCCAAGGTGAGGGACGCGGTAATTACAAGACCGCGCCGATCAAGACCGGGATGATCACCTGGTTGGACGAGGGCGAATCTGCCTGGCAGCTTGATCCAAAGGTGCCAGGGCCGGACTTCGACCCGGTGACCCGGTTTTATGTCCGCCAGATCGCGCGAGGCGGGGGCAGCATTTACGAAATGTTGATGGGCGATTTCTCCGGCATGAGCTACTCGGCCAGCAAGACTGCCCTGCTCTTCGAGTGGGAAATGCAGAATGATTGGCAGGAATGGTTGATCCGCACCCGGAAACGGAAAGTCTATAACGTTTGGGTGTCGAAACGCATGGAGAGCGGGAGACTTCCCTTCAACCCGCAGGCATTTGACCGGGTGGGTTGGATTCGTCCGCCACGCACCGGGTTTGACCCGCTGGAAGACGCCGAGGCCATCATTAAGCTGCTCGGAGCCGGCGCGATGACGTTCCGCCGGTACTTCTCGTCGCTCGGGTTGAATGAGGAAGTGGAATTGAGACAAGCGGCCAAGGAAGCCAAGCTCATCTACGAACTGGCCAAAGAAGCCGGTGTGCCGCACGAAATGATTTCCAGCACGCTCGCGCCCGGTGTGATTACCCGCAGCGAGCAACCGGTGCCAGTTGGCCCCGGCACGACTCGACGGGGTGGTGCTCAGGATTAGCGCATGTCCGCCAAAGAGAAAATCACCGCTTCGCTCGCCTCATACCCCGCCCGCGCCGACCAACTCCGCGTCACCGTGGCCAGTTTGTTGCCGCAAGTGGATCACCTGAATGTGTGGCTCAATGAGTATGATGCCATTCCAGGCTACCTGAATCACCCAAAGATTACCGCGACCGTGGCGTTCCCGACACGGGGCGATGCCGGCAAGTTCGCATGGACGGATCAAGTGCAAGGCTACCATTTGATTTGCGATGACGACATCATCTATCCCGCCGATTACGCTCACCAGATGATTGCCGGTGTGGAACGCTACCACCGGAAGGCTGTGGTGGGACTACATGCTGTTTGGATCAAAGAGCCGGTCACCAGTTACTACAAGAACCGGAAGGTCATCAATGCCATCGTGCCGCTTGATAAGGACATACCCTGTCACTTGCTGGCAACGAATTCTCTGGCGTATCATACCAGTACCCTCAAGATCACTCCGCGTGATTTCCCAGTGCCGAACTATGCCGACCCGTTCTTTGCCATCCTGACCCAACGCCAGCAAGTGCCATGCGTGGCGCTGGCCCGGCGCGCGGGCTGGATCACGCACCTGCATGTTTCGGAATCACTCTACGAGAAATTCAGTCATGGCGATGACGCCCTGCACACCAAGATCGTGCAACTGCTTTCCCCCTGGACCCTATGGCCACTCCCGCAGTAACGGTTGGCGTTTGCACCTTTAATCGCGCGCACTTGTGGCAGCGCGGGTTGTTGCTCAACTCCTTGCGGAACCAGACCGATCAAGATTTCGAGTTGCTGGTCGTGGATGACAATTCCACCGATGGAACACTGAATGAATTGCGGTGGTTGCTCAAGGAATTTCCCCGGGCGCGGCTCTTCCACTGCACCGCCCCCAAGAAACAGGAAACCCAATCCGACGCCCTTCCGCAGAACATTCTTATCCGGGAAGCATCGGCCCCAGTGTTCCTGCATTTGGACGATGACGGCTGGCTGTCGCCGCTGGCCGTGGCGTTCGTTAAATCCCTTGCGCTCGACCGGGTCCAAGGTGTGTACTACGGAGAGCTTTACATGGTGCAGCCGGAGGATCTGAAAGTGATCTGGAAGGATACGCGCACCCATGTCATCGCCCAAAACAAGCCTGGCATCCATAGGATTCCAGACGGTTCGCAGAGCGAATGCGGCGCAGTCTGGGCCACAGCGACCGGCTTGTTACGCCATCTTGGAGGTCACGATCTAAGTGCGGCGCATCGGCGCGGCAGTGACCGCCGGCTGGGCGCGCGGCTGAAACAGCTAACCCGGACGTGGTATGTTGCTGGCCCCGCCCTGCGGTTCTACCATCTTGGAAAGTCTTGGACCCAACAACATGCCGGCAACGCCGAACTGATCCACAAGTTCTATCAGCCACGGGATACCCAGCAGGAAGTGATTGCCAACGGCGGCATGGCCTTCTGGGATTGTGGCAAGCTTGACCGGTTGTACCGGGAAGTAGTGTTGACTTCCCAATCCCAAGTGGAATGTCAAAGTTCAAAACTCTCAACGCCAAGCTCACCGCCACCGCCAGTCCGACTGGAGTTGACGAAGCAACCGGCACCTTGCGCGGTGTAATCCTTGTCGAGAAGGGCGCGGCCAAGTTTTGGGCCGAAGATCCCAAGACGAAGAGTAAATTTCAGATGTTCATTGGCGATGCGTTTCTTGATGCGTTGGCAAAGCTCAAATCCATTGCCGTCCGCGCTGACCCGCCCCCCGATGAAGTTCATGGCGGCGCCTTGGCCGTGCTCGGTGAAGCCATCAATCTCCGGCGCGACGGCGACAATGTCCGGGCCGACATTCAGTTCATTGATCCGACGGAACCGGCCGCCCGCAAATTGTTGAAGCTTGGCGCGAAAGCCCCGCATCTGGCAATGATGTCGTTGGTGTTCACCTACCAGGTGTTGCGCGATCTGACGGCAAAGTTGCGCGAAGTGGTGCCGGTCAATGTTCAGTTCGCGGATTTCGTTTCGCAAGGCGCGGCCACATCCGCATTGTTCAGTGAAGAACCCGAACCAGTTGACACAACCGAAGGGAGTAGCATGAACTACGAATTTCTCCGAACGCTCTGCGCGAAGCTCGGCATCTCGTTCCCCAAGACCGATGCCGAGGTCACCACGGAAATTGCGACGAAGGCTGCTGCTGACGTACAGGCCAAGCTCGCCGCCCAAGACCAAGAGAGTGCGGACTTAAAAGCGAAGCTGGCCGAAGTGGAGAAGAAAGCCGCGCCACAACCGGTGGACATCGCCAAATTGACGATGGACATCACCGGTGCCGTGATCGCCAAGCTCAAGGCCGAAGGATTGGCCGGGACCAAAGGCAAGCCAGCCGCCGCCGACCCGCCCGCCGATGACGACAACGCCAAGCTCAAGGCCGACAAGCAGATTTCCGCCCTCGCTGCGAAGCTGAAAGCCAAGCCCGAGGAATTGACCGCCAAGCTCGCCAAGCTGACGCCAAGACAGCAGGAAGTCTGTTTCGCGCTGGAACTCGATCCCGAACAATTTGCCGAGGCCAAAGAGAAGTACGGCAAAATCACCGAAACGATGCCACTCTGAGGTAAATCATCATGGCTAATCTCTCCGCTGCTTACAATTCCAGTATCACCAACCAACGCGCCCAAACGGCGTTCGTCGTGGCAGCCGGCCAGACCTTTTATGAAGGCGGCTTGGTGCAGTTGAATGACGCTGGCAAGATCATTCCTGCCGACGCGACCAGTGCCAAAAAGATTGTCGGCCAGTTCGTCCGTCTGTCGCCCGATGGGTTGACCGCCGAAGTTCGCGAAGGTGACATCACCCTCGCCAATGCCCTCGACACCGATGCTTGCACCCAAGCCAATGTTGGTGCGGCAGTGTACGCCTCCGACGATCACACGGTCAGCAAGAATCAGAGTGACGGCGGCAGCCCGCCCAACAATCGTCCGAAGGCCGGCCTGTTGGTCGGCTTCACGGCGGCGGGCAATCCGATTGTCCGGTGCACGCTCGAAACCACATAAGGAAACGACATCATGGAACTCTCTCACGACGCTCTAATTGGATTCCGCACCCGATATTCGACCCTGTTCAATCAGGCGTTGAACCTCGCCCAGCCAGCCATTGAAAAAGTGGCGTTGCGCGTGGATTCAGGCCGGGTCGAACTGGTCAACCATCGTTGGATGCGCGGCATCCCCGGTGTCCGCGAGTTCATCGGCGCGCGGCATTATAACAACCTGGGCTCGGACGGGTTTGTGGTGAAGAATAAGAAGTGGGAAAACACGATCGTCATCAAGCGCGAAGACCTCGAGCGCGACCAATATGGCATCTACGATCCGTGGGTGAGCCGCATGGGGCAATCGGTCATGCTCCACCGCGACGTGTTGGGTTTCGGCCTGCTGTCGCAGGCGTTGTCCGACCCCAGCATCAAGTCGTATGATGGCATTGCCTTCTATGGCAATCACAATGCCGACCGGAAGAAATCGTTCAACAACAAGTCCTCCGCGAATCTCAATGAGATTTCGTTGCAGACTGCGATTCAGGAACTGCGCAACCGTCGGGATTCTGAAGGCAACAAGCTGATGGCCGCTTCCTCGAAGCCGCTGTTGATCGTGCCGCCGGCCTTGGAGTTCACCGCCCGCAAACTGGCGAATGCCAGCTTTATTGTCCAGACCGCCCCGGGCTCCGGTGCGCCGAGCGCCACGAATCAAGCCGCGCAAGCCGAGAACGTCTTGCAAGGAATGTTTGATCTCCATGTCGAGCCGTTGCTGGCTACCGACAAGGAATGGCACCTGACGATTCAGGATCAAGTGTTCAAGCCGCTCGTGTTCCAGGTGGAATCCGACATTGAATTTCTCGGTTACGAGAAGTTCCTGCACCGCTGGTCCGACAACGATGAATTCGTCATCGGCACCCGCGCCTTGTACAATGTTGCGGTCGGTCTGCCGGAAATGTGCTATGGCTCGACCGGGACCTAATTGCCGCCAATGCTGACGCATCTCCTCGTCAGCCTCGCATCGCGCCAGCCTTGGGAAGCCAAGGCTGGTGCTGTTTAGAGGAAGAATATGTTGAACTTGGAAGCGTTGGACCAGCACAATCAGCGGGCTGTGACCGACCTCCCGGCCACGCTGACGTTGCTTGCCACTGGTTACTCCATCAAAGGCATCAAGTCCAGCCTCACGGAAACCCAACGCCTGACCATCGGCGCGCTCGAAGAACATCTGGCGGCGAATTTCGGGTGCCGGACGGCGGTGCTGCCGACCCCGGCGCCCGTCAAAGGCGCACTCTGTACCGTCACCGGTGAGCCGGAGAGGCTGAAAATCGTCTCGATCAGCAACTCTGCGGATGGCAACTGGATTCGCTACGTTTTGGGATACGCCCGCCAATGAGCGCCCCATTCAACAAGTTTGCCGGCGCCTTGGAAGATTGCATCATCGAATTGATGCGACTGCCGGAGCTTGCGTTGCCTCCCAACGCGCTCGACAACCTGACGCCGGGCAAGTCGGAGAACATGGACAAGTGCCCGCGTATCGTGGTGTCACTCGAAGATGGCGAGGAAGCCATTTACCAGAGCGGCATCTACCGGGGCACGCTCAAGATCCGCTGCATCACGGATATTGATTCTGGCGACCGGGCGGCCGCCGAAGCGTTGTTTGGGGCAGTCTGCGACTTCATTCAGTTGCCGGACCTCAAGGCCCGGCTGAATGCCACCGGCAAGGTATTCATCCACGGCTTCGGCCTGCCGGAGTATTCCCGATCGGAGGCTGGCGACCGGGACTGGACGGATACGATCAGCTTGAACGTGTTCGGGTTTGCGACCAGTTGACTCGCGCCAATGAATTGAACCGAATGAGTACAACCTTTTATCCGGAGAAAACATCATGCCAGGAACTGTGACCCGCTTTGGTGATACCGAGCCGCAATTCGGTTTAGCCGAGGAATCCAGCCTTGGTTACATTCAGGAGTTCAACCAGAAGGAAGAGTGGGAAGAAGTCACTTTGGAAGATCACGCCGGCTCAACTGTGGCCCTGGCCCTGTTGAACAAGAAGTGGTCTGGCAGTTTCACCTTTGTCGCCAAGACCGGCTCGACCCTGCCTGTGACCGCCACCTCGCAGGCACTGGCTAACCTCAAGGACATCACCAAGGTCATCATTACGACCAAGGATTTCAAGCCCGAGCAGAAGAACTTTGCCAAGTACACCTACGAGTTCAAAGCCTACGCGGGCATCAGTCTCGAAGGCTCACCGTAGCCGCCGGAAAGGAAAAATAAAATGGAAGTAGAAAATAAAATTGATCCACCTCCGACCCAACGGCAAGAACTATTGGTCACGCAGTTTCTCGCCGAAGCCAATTTCATCGCCACCGTGACCGGCCAGAAGCCGGTCAACGTCACCAAAGGACCGTTGCTGCTGAAGGATGGCGTCACCCCGGTCACGCGCTGGTGGTTTGTCTCGACTCCCGCCATAGACGAAGCCATTGCCTTCTACCGGGCCGTGGATACGCCCAAGGGCGGCAACCCGAAGGATTGGAGCATGATGACCAAGGATGAGAAACATGCCGTCGCCAAGATTTGCAGCTATCTCGCCGCGAATCAGCGGTTGTTTCTCCGTCATGTGAAGGAGACCAGCAATGCCTAACGAAGAAGTCGAAATCCAGACTTACGACCGGGCTGTGATCGCGCTGATCATCGTCCAGAAGGACGGTAAAATCACCGCGACCGGCAACAAAGCCAAAGCTCTCGAAATCTGCCGTCAATTCTTGGCGCAGGAAGACAAATGAGCGATGCCCTTAAACTCGTTGGCGCGACTCAGGAGGAACTCAAAGACCCTCGCGTGCAAGCGGCCTTGGCCGCGATCGACGAAACGCCAATCTCCGAAGCCGAAGCCGCGCGCCACATGATTGAGGCTGTCCCGCCGCCGGACGTTGTGCCGATGGCCAGCAATCAGTGCGGCCTCGAACAGTACGGCATCAAACTCCGCCGCAAGACCAACATCCACGACCTGTTCATTGCGCGGGTCTTCGCCCTCGGCCTGCCGCCCACGGAAGAGTTTGTGAAAGAGTTTCAGGCCGACCCGGAGAACAAAGGGCGATCCGTCCCGGAGAAGATCGTCCCGCAAATCTATCTACCCACCGCGTTCATCTTCATCATGGCCGCGCCGTTTGCGGCCATCGAGGCCGCGATTTCCAAGGGCGAGAAGGAAGGTCTGTTCGCGTTCCTCGAAGCCGCCGACCAGTGGATTGCCGATTCGGGCATACCAACCAACAAGCCGGAAGAAGTGTTCAAGGCCATCGAATCGAGCTTCGCCGCCATGAACAAGATGTCGCCACCGGCCACCGGCGACGCCGTCACGCCCGGCCAGCCCATCGTAAAAAAAAATCAGCACCTTGGTTCGTCACCCTCGAAGACTTGATCCTTCATGAATATCCTTCCATCAGCCGTACGGAATACTGGTGGCAGATGGACCTGCTGGAAGTCGGCCTCAAACTGTCCGCCATCCGCACCCGGAAGCTGGCCGAAGCCGGGAAGGATGATGACTATATCCTGACTGACCCGATGATCCGCGTCATCGAAACCATCGAGGCCATTCGCGCGGAGAAACGGAAGAAGGTTTGAGACTGCCCGCAATCATGGAACATCATGGCTGATACATTCATCGGACTTGGACTCGACTACCGCGAGTTTGTGAACGGCGCGAACGCGGCGACCGGAGAGGTCGTCAAGAACGCGCAGGCCAGCTTCA